AAAGTCTCCAACACCACACGAGGAACAGACAGTCTAATTGAAGCGTCGGAAAACCTGCGCAGCGGTCTTTCAGTTGGTGTTGAAGTTATTAAGGGAAAGAATAGCAATGGCGTGTATCGTGTAAGTGCAGCACGCCTACTTGAAGTTTCACTTGTACAAGCTGCGGCTTTTAAGTCAGCAGAGGTGCTAAGTGTTGCTGCGTCACAAGACGCAGAAGTTACAACCGAAACCAAAACAGAAAATGAGGAAATTGTGGAAAACACAACACCTGAATCTGTTGCGACTGAGGTAACAGAGACCCCTGCGGTTGAAGCCTCTGCTCGTCCAACAGTAGCAGCACCTATTTACACTAAGCCTCGCTTAGAGTTCACAAAAGAGAAGTTCCTAGAAAACACTCTGCGTGCACAATACTTAAATGATGACGCAGCTCGCCAATACATTGCAGCAGCAGCAGATACAACTGACAACGCAGGTTTAATCCCAACTCGTCAGTTAACTGAAGTTATTAACCCATTGTCAAACGCTGATCGTCCATTTATTGATTCGATCTCATCAGCAGCATTGCCTGACGCTGGTATGTCATTTGAAATTCCTAAATTAACACAAGCACCAACAGTTGCAGAAACAGCTGAAGGCGCAGCACCTTCTAACACAGACCAAAATGTTTCTTTCCTGACAGTAAATGTTAAGAAATATGCAGGTCAACAGCAATTCTCTGTCGAATTGTTAGATCGCTCATCACCAGCATTTTTTGCAGAGCTAGTCCGTCAAATGGAGTTTGCTTACGCAAAAGCAACTGATGTCGCAGTTGGAACAGCTTTAATCAATGGTGGAACTGACGGCGGAAACCGCACAATGTCAGCAGCTAATATCCAAGACTTTATTTCAGACGCAGCAGTTTCCATTTACAAGGGAACACTTGGCTTTGCTCAAAATATCGTAGTATCACCTGAGCAATGGGGTGCTTTAATGGGTCTAGTAGACGGTTCAAATAGAGCTGTCTTTACACAAACAATTAACCCACAAAATGCTTCAGGTAACCTAACACCTACAAATATCCGAGGCAACATTGGCGGATTGAACCTTCGTGTTTCAACAGCATTAACTGACGGTTCAGGAATAGGCGATAACACAATTATTGTTGTCAACCCTGAGTCATACACATGGTACGAGTCAACCAAGTACCGTTTAGAAACCAATGTAATTGCTTCAGGTCAAATTTCTGTTGCATATTACGGTTACGGTGCAGTAGCAACTAAGGTTGCCGCTGGTTCATACCTATGGAAGGTTGCATAAACTTCCGTTAAAGGAAATAACTGTATAGGGGCGTTGGAAGCCTTCGCCCCTATACTCTAAGAAAGGACAACATGGCAGCAACAACACCAACAGTCGCTCAGCTTCGTAGCGCACTTGGGATAGGCACTCTCTATACAGACGCCGTTGTTGAAGAAGTGTGCCAAGCTGCTCAGGATATTGTCTTTTCATATTTATGGAAAAATGAATTAAATAACTACGCTCACAGTAACATTGTTGGTAGCGGCACATTGTATTTTAATAACTCAGTTAGAAACATTTTTTATGTTGGTCAAACAGTAGCAATTACAGGTAACGGCGCGACTTTTGCAGGAAATAAAGTAATTACAAGCATGACTGACTTTAGTATTACAGTAACTACTTCACACACAACAGCTGAGGATATTCACGCTGTTCAGCCTTTCGGCACAGTAGCAGGCACTCAATACACAAACTACGCAACCGTAGACGCTGTAAAAAATGCAGCTCTTATGGTAGCTATTGACATTTGGCAAGCACGCCAAGCAAGCAACGCAGGTGGCATATCACCTGACTTTCAGCCTTCGCCTTATCGTATGGGTAACACATTAACTGCAAGGGTACGAGGTTTATTAGCACCTTATTTAAGTCCTAATAGCTTGGTAGGCTGACATGGCTGTCGCCGTTACGACACTTCGGTCTACCCTTGCGGCTGCGTTAGAGAACGCAGGGGTGTGGCAGGTCTTTTCCTTTCCGCCTGCTACACCCATTGCAAACTCAGTAATCGTTCAGCCTGATGACCCTTACATTGAGCCAAGCAACAATATCTACTCATCAGTAGCACCTAAAGTAAATTTTAAGATTGTAATGATCGTACCTATGTTTGACAATCAGGGTAACCTCAATGGTATTGAGGATTTAGTATGCGGCGTGTTTAATAAGTTAGCAGCCAGCACTACCCTTAAAATAAGCGTTGGCAGTATCTCAGCACCTAGCGTGTTATCAGGCGTAGCTGGTGAGATGTTAACAAGTGAGATGTCCGTCTCAATCATGACAAGTTGGAGTTAAAATGAGCAACATTATAGATGTTCCTTCCGAGGACAAGGCTTGGCTTGAAAAAGTCGGGCAAGTAACACCAAAAATCGAAAAGCCACAAATCGTAAAGAAAGACGAGGAATAACCAATGGCTGTATTTCTTAATAACAAGGTCGGTTGTAAGGTTAACACCGTTGATCTTAGCGACCATGTAACAACAATTACTCTAAACCGTTCATTTGACGAATTAGAAGTAACTGCAATGGGTGACACAGGTCACAAGTTCGTAAAGGGCTTAGAGGCTTCATCAGTAACCATTTCTTTCCTAAATGACACAGCTTCAGCAAATGTACTAGCTACATTACAAGCTGCATGGGGTACTTCTGTAACCTGTGTATTGCTTCAAGAAAAAGGCACAGCTGTTAGCGCAACAAACCCACTTTACACTTTTACTGCTCTAGTAAATAACACTACCGACATTAACGGTGCTGTTGGCGATCTAGGTACACAAGATGTAACATGGACTATTAACGGTGCTATCACCGTTGCAACAACAGGTACTTTCTAAGGAGAAAAATGCTAGCATTAAAAATCACCAAGGCTTCAGGTGAGGAAACAACGCACGAAATTTCACCAGCGATTGAATATGCTTTTGAACAGCATTTTAAGTCAGGATTCCATAAGCGGTTTCGAGATATAGAAATGCAGTCAGATGTCTACTGGTTGGCGTGGGAGTGCATACGCCGATCAGGCGAAACAGTTAAACCATTTGGGGAACAGTTCTTAGAGACCTTGAAAAAGGTAGAGATTGTAGACGCTGATACCCCAAATGGGTAACGAGGTATGACCTTACTTATTTAATTGCTTCATTAGCAGTTGAGACAGGCATACCTCATAGCGAGTTTATTAACATGGATAGGTCAATGTTCTTAGCAACCTTGGCTTATATGAAAGACAGAGCGCAAAGGGTGGAAAATGCCAGTAGAGGTAAAAGGTCTCGTTGAGACCCAAAAGGCATTAAGAAAACTTGCGCCTGACCTTTACCTTGAAATGCGTAAAGAGATTAGAGTCGCCTTAAAAGTCGTATCAGATGACGCTAGGTCTATGGTTCAGCCAGCGGTTTATGGTTTGTATAACTGGCAAGCTAGTGGCGCACAAGTTAAATCCCGTACAGGTCGTGAGCGTGCCTTTCCTAAATATGACCCTAAAGTTATTCGTAAAGGGTTGACCTATACCCTAGGTAAAGGACGGCGTAACAGCGCAGGGTTTGTAGGCTTATACAGCTTGTTAAACAAGTCTGCCGCTGGCGCAATTATTGAAACTGCTGGACGCCTAAACTTTAACGGCGATAGCGATAGTCAAAGCAATAACCCTAATGCTGGCGCACATTTTAATAGAGCTATACAAGGCACTTACGGTGGGTTTGGTAAAAGTGGCAATAGGCGTGAGGACAGAGGTCGCCTTATTCACAAGGCTTATGAAAAAGATCAAGGCAAAGTAACGGACGCAGTATTTAAGGCAATAGCCAAGGCAGAGCATAAGTTTATGACGATTACCAAAACTGATAGGTATGGTTTAGCAGCATGACAATTAAGTTAGATATTGTTTCCCAATACACCGACAAGGGTAGTAAGAAAGCCAAAAAGGATTTAGACGGATTAACCAGCACCGCTAAAAAACTAGCTGGTGCTTTCGGTGTTGCTTTTGGTATCGGTGCAATTAAGAACTTTGCTGTTGCTTCTGTTAAAGCCTATGCAGCTGACCAAGCAGCAGCCAAGTCATTGGAAATGCAGTTAATCAACACAGGCAACGCTTTTGCTACTAAGTCTGTCGAGGATTATATTGCGTCCTTACAAAAGACCTTTCGTGTTTTAGATGACGATTTAAGACCTGCGTATCAGACATTACTGACTAGTACAGGCTCAGTCTTAGATACTCAAAAGGCATTAAATGTTGCGTTAGATATAAGTGCTGCAACTGGCAAAGACTTACAGTCAGTAAGCCAAGCCTTAGCCAAGGGCTACACAGGTCAGACCACAGCTATACAAAGACTGGGTGTAGGCATTGATAAAGCCACCCTAGCCTCAGGCGATATGAATAAAATCCTTGACTTGTTAACGGACAAGTTTAAGGGTCAGGCTTCAGTAGCGGCAGATACTTATCAAGGCAAACTGAAAGCCTTAGGAATTGCCTCAGCAAATGTTAAAGAAATTATTGGTAAAGATTTACTAGACGCTATCTCTTTGTTAGGCAAAGACGGTTCTATTGATAGCGCAGCAAGTTCAATGGAGGAATTAGCAAAACAAACGGGTGATGTCATTTATGGCATGGCAGGTCTGATTGCCAAGGCTAAGGAATTAGCTGGCATTGGTGGCAATGGTCAAGGCAGTTTTTTTATGGCTATTCCTGTGGTCGGTGCTTACATAACTGCTTTAGGAGAGTATGGCAAATCTATAAAGCCTAAGGCTACTGCTGGTCGTACTTTTCAAGGTGGACAAAGTTCAAATGACGCTTTTATTGCTGCTCAAAAACAAGCAAAGATTGAGGCAGATCGTCTAGCCTTACAAAAGAAACAAATGGCTTTACAAGCAGCTGCATTAAAGGCTGCTAAGGAAACTGCTCAACTTAAAAAATCACAAGGCATTTTAGATATACAGCAAGCAGGAATCATTGCTGCGCTTCAAGGCAAAATCTCAGAAAATGAGAAACTACGCCTAGAGTTGCAACTAGCATTACTGACTGGTAACAGCAAAGAAGCAGACCGCCTAAGCAATGAATTGTTATTGTCACAAGGTCGCATTACTGGACTGGCAACCTTTATTGCCAACCTACCTAAAGCCTTGAACCCGTTTGCAGATTACCCTGCTTATGTACAGGCAGCATTGGCAGAATTGGCTAAGTTAACAGCTGCTCAAAAGGGTCTATCAATACCTGCTAGAACTGACGCTGAAGTGCAGGCTATTAACGAAGTTGTAACTAGAAATGTAATGAATAAAATGGATAGGTATGAATTAGGATATGCAAACGCTATGCCTACAAATGCCTCAGGCGGCGCAACAGTTGTGCAAAACATTACCGTTAACGGTGCGACCCAAGGTTTATTAAATGAATTACAAAATGGCTTGATTAACAACTCAGCTTCAGGTAGTCAGTCCAAGATAAATAGATTGTCTCTCATAGACTAATGGCATTACCAGCGCAACTCAACGTCTCGTTAAATTTTAATTCTGGAGCGACCTTCGGTAACCCCTTTACCATTGGAGACCCTGTTAACGGAAGGCTTGGCTTCGGTATCCTTGGTGACGGTACAGCACCTGCGTTAGTCATTGATGTGACTGATGTTACACGCAGTATTCAAATTAAGCGTGGTCGTAATATCCTGAGAGACACATACGAGGCTGGAAGCGCAACGGTTAGAATCTATGACCAAGACGGCAGATTTAACCCTCAAAACACAAGCTCAGACCTATATGGGCAACTCACACCTTTACGCAAGTTAAGAATCTCAGCCACCTATGCTGGCACTTCGTATTACCTTTTTAGCGGATATACAACAACCTATGCCTACACCTACGACCAAGCAGAAAATGTGTCCTATGTAGACATAACAGCTGTTGACGGTTTCCGTTTGTTTAACCTAGCCAACATTACAACTGTCACAGGCTCAGCTAATGGTGATGACACAGGTCAACGCATAGGCAAGATATTAGACACAGTAGATTTCCCAAACAGTTTGAGGTCAATAGGGACTGGAAACTCACTATGTCAGGCTGACCCTGCAACAACTCGCACAGCCTTGACTGCAATTATAAATGCAGAGTTTTCAGAGCAGGGTGCTTTCTACATGGACGCCGAAGGTCAGGCAGTATTTAAGAACAGAGCAAGCACTATCTCGTCAGCTGGTGGCACACCTATTGAGTTTAATCAGACAGGCGATATACCTTACAAAAACTTAAAGTTTGCGTTTGACGATAAATTGATTATTAACCAAGCCACTATCACCCGTATTGGTGGTACTGCCCAATTCGCTGAGGACGCAGGTAGCGTGGCTACTTACTTCCCACACAGCGTTAACTACAATGATCTAGTTGTGCAGACAGATACAGACGCCAACAACATAGCCCGTATCTATGTGGCAACTCGATCAGATACAACTATCCGTATTGACGAAATGACTGTGGACTTATTGGACACAGCTGTACCTACTGGCACAATGTTAGACATTGACTATTTTCAAAATGTTGATATATCCAATATTCAGCCTGACGGGTCAACTATCACCAAGAACTTGCAAGTGCAAGGTGTTGCTTGGGATATAACGCCTAACCGCTGGTTGGGTACTTTTACCACACTTGAACCAATCACAGACGGGTTTATCATAGGTAACACGACCTATGGCGTCCTCGGTGATGATATACTAAGCTACTAAGGAGTAATACAATGGCAACAGGTTTTCCAGCTTCAACGGGTGATGTCCTCTCAGCTGCAATGTTTAACGGGCTTGTGACCTATACAGTAGGCACAGCCAATACAGCTGACTACACAGCGGTACTAGCAGACTCTTATCAGGTTTTAGAGATCATGAACAAGGCAACTGCTATTGCCTTCAAGATACCTACTAACGCCTCAGTTGCGTTCCCTATTGGTACTGCTTTGACAGTTCTTAACATTGGTGCAGGATTATGCACAATTAGTGCAGTAACTTCAGGTACAACAACAGTTTTGTCAGCTGGCGCAGTAGCCGCTGCACCAACACTAGGACAATACAAAACAGCTGTATGTATTAAAACTGGTACAGACACTTGGTATGTTGCAGGTGCAATAGCATAATGATCGGTAACATTGTTTCAGCCTTATATGCACCTTACATACCAGTTTTAAGCATTGATGTTTTAGCTATTGCTGGTGGTGCGGGCGGTGGTTCTTACGCTGGCGGTGGTGGTGGCGGTGGTGCAGGTGGCATGATTTATTTTGAAGCACAATCATTTGCAGTTGGTTCTTACAGCATAACTGTTGGTGGTGGTGGTGGTGGTGATACAAATGGTAATGATTCTCAGTTTGGTTCACTAACGCTTGCAAAAGGCGGCGGTAAAGGTGGAAGCGGTGTTGCAGGTACTTCAGGCGGTTCAGGCGGCGGTGGCGCAGACGGCTCAGGTGGTGCAACTACTCAGACTGGTACAGGTGCTACTGCTTTTCATGGTACAGCTGGTGGTTTAGGAACAGGTGCAGGTACTACTGGTGGCGGCGGTGGTGGCGGAAGTAGCATTGCAGGTGGTGATGTTTCAGGTGGATTTAATAAAATTGCTGGTAACGGTGGCGACGGAGTAAATACTTATTCCGCATGGGCTTCAGCAACTTCAACAGGTGTTTCAGGTCGTTACGCAGGAGGCGGTGGCGGTGCGTCATTTACTGGTGGCGGCGGTACAGCTGGTGCGGGTGGCGCAGGCGGTGGCGGTTCAGGAACTTTTGCAACACGCAACGCAACAGCACAAACTGGTTCAGGCGGTGGCGGCGGTGGATATACCTCATCAGCACAAGCCCCTGGTCAAGGCGCAGGCGGTCTAGTTATTGTTAGATACCCAGCTGGTCAAATTACGGCAACAGGTGGAACTATTGTTACAAGTGGTGGTTTTACTTATCACACTTTTACAAGCAATGGCACTTGGCAAAGGACTGCATAATGGCACATTGGGCTGAATTAGATTCTAACAATAAAGTTTTGCGTGTTTTAGTTGGTGATAACAATGAAACAGATGAAGGTTACTCATGGTTAATAAACAACCTTGGTGGCACTTGGGTACAAACCTCATACAATGGCAGAATCCGTTACAACTTTGCAGGCATTGGTTACAATTATGACGAAACAAATGACGCTTTTATTGCACCTAAATGCCATGACGAAGCAACTCTAAATAATAATTTTCAATGGGATTGTGCAAATGAAATACACTTACCACCTAAAATAACTAAATAATGAAACCATGGTTGTCCAAATCCGCAGTACAGCTGCGTGAACAAATAGATGATTCTTACGCAAGTCGTAGCAGGCGCAGCGACGGGTGGGTGGCTGATCTGCGTCATCAACAGGCAGGTAAGTCAGACCATATACCTGACCCGAAGTCCAACGGCGTCGTTAGAGCTATTGACATTGACGCTAGCCTTTCTGACAACAAAGGGGATTCAGCATATTTGGCAGATCAGCTTAGACTCTACGGGAAAAATCATGGACGCATATCTTATGTAATTCACTTAGGCAAAATTGCTAGCCCTGTATTGGGTTGGCGTTGGCGCAAATACAGAGGCTACTCACCGCACAACCACCACATACATTGCAGCTTTACAAAGGCTTCCGATAATGACAGTACCTTTTTTGACATACCACTACTAGGGGGCAAAATATGAAATCTAAACATTGGGCAATGCTTAACAGCTATGGACGATCAGCCTTTGTTTGTCTAGCCACAATCTATGTAACACAACCTGACCTTGCACCTTCAGAATTATGGAAAGCCTTTGCCGTTGCTTTCATTGCACCTTTGCTGCGTGCATTAAATCCTGATGACACACAGTTTGGCATAGGCGCAAAAGAGTAATGACGGCGGTAGATATTGCCGCTATCTGTGCCGCAATAACAACTGTATTTACTGGCTTTGCATTAGGACTTAGGTTCTTAGTCAAGGGCTGGTTAAATGAACTTCGCCCCAATTCAGGGTCAAGCATGAAAGACCAAATTACAGATATTAAAGGACAAATTATTGCCCTTCAAAAGCGTGTCGACGATCTATTTGTCGTACTAACGAGAGACAATTAAAACTATGGCAGCCAAAAAGAAACCAGCACGCAGAAAAAAGTCAGTAGCTCGTTTAGAGACTACCGCATTAGATATGCACGCCATTGCGCTAAATGAGTATTACCGAGCATTGCGCAGAGCTGGTTTTACCGTTGAACTTGCATTAGGTCTAATGGATAACAAAAACAGTATGCCTGAGTGGTTAATACCTACCACAGCTGATACTGACATTACACCTTTTCAAGACGACGACGACGACGAGGATTAACCTATTAAGGCTAACCGCAGGTATCTTGTAGTTCCAGATTTACAAATTCCATTGCACCACCCTAAAGCAGTATCTAATTTAATTAAAATGAGTAGGCACGAAAAGTTTGATTTCGTGCTAAACACAGGTGATGAGCTAGATTTCACCAGTCAATCCCGCTGGGTAAAAGGTACGAAATTAGAGTTTGCTGAAACGCTAGATGAGGAAAGAGCGTTAGCGCAAGACATATTGTTTGACCTTGGTACTACTGACATAGTGCGTAGTAACCATACAGATAGACTTTACACAACACTACTTAAAGGCGCACCGTCATTGATCGGGTTGCCCGAACTTACCTATGAACGCTTTATGGATTTTAGTAGCTTAGGCATACGCTTTCACCGCCGAGGTTATCAGTTTGAAAAAAACTGGTTTTTGGCTCATGGTGACGAAGGTAACATGTCCAAGCACGCTGGCATAACTGGGTTAAATTTAGCCAAAAAATGGAATCTGAACACCGTTTGTGGTCACAGTCACAGACAGGGTGCAGTCAGACACCAAACAGGCTTAAATGGTCGTTACAGCACGATTTGGGGCGTAGAGGCTGGTCACTTAATGGATCAGAAAAACAAGGCTTCATACCTCAAATATGCAAGTGGCGACTGGAATATGGGCTTCGTTGTCCTTAGTTTCGGCAAAGGTGGACACCAAGTTGAGTTAATTCCTGTCAACCATGACGGCAGCTTTAGATACAACAAACGGTCTTATGGGGCTTAACAGAGAATATAAAGACCGTACAGTTGATGACCATATTGACGATTTTGACGCAATAGGGGTTTTGTAACAAAAGCGTTATAGGACACGCATGTGAGTTCCTACACTTACCATGATTACAAGCGCATACTACTGTCGTACCTAAATAACGGATTTAGGACAGGAAAGGAAATCATGTCTACATTTACAGCTCTAAGTATTTTGCTCTACACAGCTGGGCTTTCTTACTGTGCTTACTACTTCGGCTTTGATCGAGGTTTTAACATAGGCAAGCAGCGTGGTTGGGTCAATGGTTATGCTTCAGCCAAGGCAGTCGAACGAGCTGCACAAGATGAGGTATTTGACTATGAAAAGAACTGAGGACTTACTAGATGAAGTCAAAGATATTGTCAGAGCTAGAGGCGCTGTCTACGGCTCTAGCGCAACCAACCACAGACGCATTAGCGAATTGTGGTCAGGTTACTTGGACACTTACATTAGTCCTGAGCAAGCCAGTATGTGTATGTTGCTCGTTAAGGTCAGCCGCCTCTCTGAAACATACACAGAGGATTCAGTCAAGGACATTATCGGTTATGCCTGTGTGTACAACAGAATCATTGCCGAATTAAGAGATGATAATACTCAGCCGAACGAGGAACTATTGTGATTACTGTTCGTACCGTTATGGCAAAACTAGTATTAAAGGTCAAGTCATGGCAATTTTCACGAGCATTAGCCAAAGCCGAAAGGCGACACGAAAGTACACAAATTATTGCCAACCATGCAGAACAGACTTGGAACGCTGGCATGACGGCAGTACTTGGACTTTGGAACAGCAACAGGCGTACGCCCGAGGATTGGACGAAATAGACTATGGCATATTTTGATTTAGATAAGTACATGACAGCTGAGGAAAGAATTGAGCTGTTTGCAAAAGAAAATCCTGACTTCCGTATGAAGTCATTTCATGAACAAACTGACGGGTTTGTCTTTGTTGAAGTTAACCTATATCGCACTTGGCAAGACCAAGAGCCTTGGGTGACTGGACTAGCTGGTGAATCATTGGCTACTCAGTTTGCTATTGAGAAGGCAGAAACCTCTGCTTATGCAAGAGCTATAACTAATACAGGTGACCCTAAGTATTCAACTATGAAGGACGGTACTAAAGCACCTAGGGCGAACAAGGCTGAAATGGAAGCTGTAAAGCCTGTGTATAGCAGCGCAGGGTCAAAGTCTAGAGCTGTCGAAATGGCACTAAGGACTGACATTAAAAATAATCCTTGGTCAGCACCTGAAGCAAAGGCTGAACCTGCGCAATGGTCTGTTGATGAGGTTGCTAAGTCATTAAATGCAACTGTTGTAGATCAAACATACGAGTGTCAACATGGTGCAATGATTCGTAAAGAGGGTACAAGCCAAGCAGGTAAGCCTTACTACGGATTTGTGTGTGTTGAAAAGCGTAAGGCAGATCAATGTGCGCCTGTATGGGGCAGACTTACAGCTAATGGTTTGTGGACATTTGGCGAACAGGATAAGTAAATGGGCGACATGGAGATGATCTACCCTAATGGGCTAAAGGTTATGTTTAGTGACGCTGGTGCAATGGCTGAGATTGTGAGCCTTGCAGATTGTTGCGAATTATGTAATGACCCACGCATGATACATGAAGGCGATCTCGTCAAGTGTTACAGCTGTGGTGTTATCAACCATATTGACTTCGGGCATCATAAAGATGCCTGAAGCAATACAAATGAAATGCAATAAATGTGGAAAAGCCACAGTATTTGAGATTGAACAAGGGTGGGATATTCCCCCTGAGGTGGTAGTAGCCAAGTGCCAAAGGTGCGAGAATAAGGGTGTGAGAGTGGTAACCGACTTTATGAAAGAGCCAGTCCGCTGTACTAAATGCGGTGCATGGAAAATGGAAGGTTTAAGCTGCTCAATATGCGCAAAGATCAATGCCCCGAGTGCCTAGGGTATAACACACAAACAACACAATATAACAAGGACTATCTGCACTATTGCTGTGCATGTGGTCATGAGTGGAGTGAAGGTTATGGGTAAA